ACAGGCCGTCTCTCAGTCCCTGCAGATCCTGGCCCAAGCAGGAGGTCAGGCCCCTACAGCTTCGACATCCAAGCCGACTGCTGGTCGCGCCGGTGCTCGCAGCACTACTGCCTCTCTTCGGATGGGTGCCACTGGTTCCGGGGCCGGCAGCGGCTCCAATCTCGCGGTGTAAGCAATGGCCTCAGCACAGAAGCGTTATGACCAGCTGCGGACCGACCGCGATTACTACCTGGAGCGAGCGCGTGATGCAGCACGTCTCACGATTCCATACCTGATCCCACGCAGTAACGAACCTGTACGGGAGAACAAGGACGTTCACCTTCTGCCGTGGAACGGTATTGGGGCTCGCGGTGTTCACAATCTGGCTTCTCGTCTTCTTCTTGCTCTTCTCCCTCCTACGGAGAGCTTCTTCCGCTTCACCGTGGATGAGGTGGCCATGCAGCAAGAAGAGCTGCGTCTATCGCAGTCGGGTGCTTCAGAAGATCAGATCGCAGAGATGAAGTCTGAGATCGAGCTGGCTCTCAACCGGCTTGAGCTTTCGGTGTTGCGCAGCATTGAAACCAGCAATGACCGTGTGGCTGTGCATGAGGCACTGGTTCACCTGATCGTTGCTGGCAACTGCTTGCTCTACGTCTCGGAAGACGGGTTGCAATGTTTCCACCTCAACCGCTACGTGCTGTTGCGTGACCCCATGGGTAATCCCATGGAGGCTGTGGTGTGTGAAGAACTTGCCTTCAGTGCACTGCCTCTGCCGTTGCAGAAGCAACTGCTTGAACAAGAGGAAGACCTCAAGGGAATCCTTGATGACGAGGATCTAACGGGTAGCAAGAAGGAGAAGCCAGTCAGGATCTACACCCATGTGATCTGGGCTGATGGTCGTGTCCGCTGGCATCAGGAGGTGAAGGGTCATGAGATCGAAGGCAGTCATGGCTCTTCACCCATGGAGTCCTCTCCTTGGTTGCCACTGCGCATGATCCGACAGGACAGCAGTAGCTATGGCCCTGGTTACATCGAGTCGGCTTGCATCGCTGACCTGCAAACCGCTGAGGCATTGAGCCGTGCGGTCTGTGAAGGCGCACTGATCTCCGCCCAGGTGAAGCATCTGGTCAAGCCCAGTGGTGTCACCAACGCCAAGCAACTGGCCGAAGCACCCAATGGTGCGTTTCTGCCTGGCAACCCTGATGACGTGTTCACCGTTCAAACCCAGAAGGGTGGTGACATGAACGTTGCCATGGCTGCTCTGGCTCGCGTTGAGGCGCGGTTGGCGCAGGCAATGATGCTGGCGGATGTGCGTGACTCTGAGCGCACAACAGCTGAGGAAGTCCGCCTACAGGCGCAGCAGATCGAGAACTCTCTGGGTTCGATCTACGCAATCCTCACGGTTGAGTTCCAGTCGCCGTACATCGCACGGAAACTCGAACTCTTCACCCGCAAGGGTGGGATGACCAAGCTGCCTGAAGGGCTGGTGAGGCCCATGGTCAGTGTTGGCCTTGCTGCTGTTGGTCGCGGTAATGACCTTGAGAAGACTGCACGGTTCATGCAGATCCTGCAGCAGACGCTGGGCCCAGAAGGCATCGCTCAGTACGTGGTGCCTGGCGAGCTGATCAAGCGATTGGCCAGCTCGATGGGCATCAGCCCGCTTGGTCTCGTCAAGACCGAGCAACAACTTGCTGCTGAAGCACAGCAACAGCAGCAGATGGCAATGGCTCAACAAGCAATGGCGGCCGGTATGGCCGACCCACAGAAGTTGGCCAATGCCGCTGCCACCTCTCAGGAGATGGCAAACCCACAACCACCTGAACCGACCGCATGAACGACCAAGCACCTGTGATCTCTACCCCAGAGGCAGCAGCTTCTGGGATGGTTGCCCCTGGGCAGGAGAGCATCCTCGAAGAGTTCATCCAAGAACAGGAAGCTGCTTCCCGTGCTGAGGAGCAGCAAAAGATCCTTGGCAAGTTCAATTCACCAGAGGACCTCGCCAAGGCTTATCAAGAACTGGAGAGAAAACTGGGGCAGGGATCAGCTCCTACCCCAGAGTCTCCCTCAGCAGAACCCAAACAGGCTCCCTCCGGTTATACCGCTGAACAGGCTGCTCAGGTATATGGGCAAGAAGCTGTTGATCTGCTATCTGAGCAGGGCGTTGATCTTGCTGATGTGATGTGGAAGGCCGATAACGGCCAAGACATCAGCAATCACTACGACACCCTTGCTGAGGTGTTCAAGGTGCCACGGCAGGTTGTCGAAAACTACGTGGGAAAGGCGCAGGTCCGACCCTCGGCAGACCCCTCACCTGGCTTGACCGATGCCGACGTGTCTGAGCTGAAGGCCTACGTCGGTGGTGATGAGCAGTTCAATGCTTTGAGCCAATGGGCTGCAGCCAACATGAACCAGCAGGAGTTGGCCAACTACAACGCTGCTGTTGATAGCGGCAACAAGGAAGCCATCCGTTGGGCGCTGACTGCTATGCAGGCACGTGCATCAGGCAAGGCAGAGGTCGCTGAACCCAAGTTGATCGGTGGTGGACAGCCGCCTGTCGTGGCCAAGTTCGAAAGCAAGCAGCAAGTGCTGGATGCCATGAACAAGACCAATGAGCGTGGTCAGCGCCTTTATGACGTGGATGATGCCTACCGTCAGAAGTTCATCTCGTTGCTATCCAACAGCGACGTGTTCTAACTTGCCGGTAGGGATACATCTCACCCCTGCAACGGACCGGCCCCTGCGGGGATAACCGGGAAAGGGAAGGCGGAAGTGAACCCTGCTCACTTTCTCTTTCAAGACAATGGCTGTCACTATCCCCTGGGACGCGGGTCTTTCGCGGACAGGTCAAATCAAGGGCGACGCGGCAACGTGGGGTCCTGGTGCTGCGGGCTTTGACAAAGACCGTGCACTGTTCCTCAAGCTCGGCGCTGCTGAAGTGCTCGATGCTTTCGAGCGCACCACTGTGTTCAAGGGCAAGACCCGTGAGCGCAACATCCGTGGTGGCAAGAGCGTTGCTTTCCCCATCACCGGCAAGATGGGTGCTCGTTATCACGAGCCTGGCAAGGCGATCCTTGGTGACGGCAACATGCCGTCTGACCTGAACGAACGGGTCATCAATCTCGATGGTTTGATGATTGCCGATGTGGCAATCGACAACCTCGATGAGCTGATGACCTACTTCGATGTTCGGTCGATCTATACGACTGAACTGGGTCGCGCTCTGGCATACGAGTACGACAAGCGCGTTGCTCGCATGATCTTTGCGGCAGCAGCTAATGCCACTGAGCCTCTGGCTAAGGACGGCACGGCTTCTCCCAAGGGTCCTGCTGATAACCGGGGTCGCATCGGTGCAACCATCACCCTGGGCGCTGACTACACCGGTGCTGGCGCTACCCGCCAAGCCAAAGGCGATGCCTTGGTTAATGCCATCTTCGACGCTCGCATTGCGATGGAGAAGAAGGATGTGCCGATGGAAGGCACCGTGGCTGTGTTCGGCCCTGATGACTACTACGCCATCACCCAGTCGAGCCGTGCGATCAACACCGACTTCAACGGTGGTGGTGGTTCCAACGGCACCATCGCTGAGGGTCGCACTCTGCGTGTGGCTGGCATCCCCATCATGATGTCCAACCACGTCACCCAGCCTGCTTACACCCTGGTGGCCGGCGATTACAACGCTGACTACGCCCAGGATCTGAGCAAGTGCCACGGTCTGATCTTCAACCGTGATGCTGTTGGTGTGCTGTCTCTGCTGAGCCCCTCTCTGCAGGCCACCTCTGGTGACTGGAACATCAGCCATCAGGCCACCCTGCTGGTTGCTCGTCAGGCACTGGGTATGGGCATCCTCCGCGCTGAGAGTGCGGTTCGGGTTGTCACTGCCTGATCCAGACTGGTTCTGGAATGTTCGATGGGGCTGGGAGCGATCCTGGCCCCTTTTCTTTTGCCCTCATACCATTGGTCTGCACAGGTGCAGTAGTGGTATGGGTCTTGCGAATCAGGGGATAACGCCTGGCAGGACAACCCTGCTGGAGGCCATCAACGTTCTGCTGGAGAACATCGGCGAGCAGCCGGTGGACGCCTTCGAGAAGGAACAGATCCAGGACGCACGGATCGCTGAGCACACGATCCTTGAGCTGCACCGCGAAGGACAGCTGCGGGCATGGAGCTGGAACAGTGAGGAGTTCTATCCGTTCGAGAAGGACCAGGCCACAAAGGAGATCGTGGTGCCGGCCAATGTGGTGCGGTTCACGGTGGATCCGTACTTCTATGACGGTCGGTTCATCCTTCGTGGGCAGAAGGTCTACGACAAGCTGAATCGCACCACCAAACTGCCTGATGACATCAAGGAGATCCACGCCAATGTGGTGTGGTTATTGACTTGGGACGAGTCACCAGAAGCGTTTAACCGGTACACCACGATCCGTGCAGCACGGGTGTTTGCTGCTCGCGTGATGGGTTCTGACTCGATCGTGAAGTACACCGCTGCGGATGAGCAAGCAGCGCTGACTGAGTTGATGCGTGTGGAGCTGGATCAATCCCAGCCCAATGCACTGACAGGTGGTCGGGGCCTTGGTCCGATGCCTACCTACCAACCAGGCATGGGTCTGCTGCGTGGTGTCTACGGAGGTGTGGTCATTGGCTGAGCTGTATAGCTACACGATCCCCAATCTGATTCAAGGCATCAGCCAGCAACCGGATGCACAACGCGATCCGAGTCAGGCTGAGATCCAGATCAATGGGATGTCCTCCATCGCGGAGGGATTGAGGAAGCGGGACAGCACGCACACGCTGGCCAAGGTGAGCAGTGCACCGTTTGGTGATGCGTTCATCCATACGATCCTGCGTGATAACACCGAGGAGTATCTGGCGGTCATCACCAAGACCTCGATCCGGGTGTTTGATCTGCAGGGTAATGAGAAGACCGTTAATGCCCCTGGTGGGTATGGCTATCTGTCTTCAGTGACGGATGCCAGGCAGCAGATCCGTGCTGTGACGGTGGCTGATTACACCTTCATCTTGAACACCAACAAGGTGACAGCGATGGACCCGGCATTGTCGCCGGAGACAGCACGGCCATCAGCGCATGAGTGTTTGATCTGGGTGAAAGCGGCCAACTATGGCCAGACCTATAAGGTCAACGTCAACGGAACTGAAGCCACGGTGACCACGGCTGTGGCGCCAGTGGTCAGTAACGGCACCACAGTTACTGAGAACCGGATCAGCTCAGCTGAGATTGCAGAGCAGATCAAGACAGCACTTGGCACCTTGACTGGGGTGACGATCACCCGTGAGGGTTCCGTGCTTTGGGTGCAGTCTGCCAACCCGATCACGGTGTCAGCGACTGATGCCAGGGCCAATGCTGACATCACGGCAATTCTGGGCAAGGCGCAGGCTTTCACTGATCTACCAACGATTGGTCCAAAGGGTTATGCGGTTGAGATCTCCGGTGATCCGGGGAACAACTTCGATAACTACTACGTGGAGTTCCGTCCCAATAGCGGGACGTTTGGTGAGGGTGTCTGGGCTGAGATCGTCAGTCCTGGTGTCGAGTACAAGATCGACAAGAGCACCATGCCGCACATCCTGGTGCGGTTACCGAATGGGGAGTTCTACTTCGGCCCAGCAGATGGCAGCACCCAAGGCGGTGTTGACATGCCTGCTTGGGGTCATCGAGTTACTGGTGACTACGAGACCGCGCCTGACCCGAGCTTCATTGGTTTTGCTATCAACGATGTAGCGATCTACAAGAACCGGCTGGTCTTCCTTGCTGACGAGAACGTCATCCTCAGTCGGACCAGGGAGTTCTTTGAGTTCTTCCCTGCAACAGTCACGACAGTTCTGGATACTGATCCTATTGA